ACTTGCTCGCAAAGGGATGGGAGGCAGATGACCTGGAGGCATGGGGACTCGATCTGCCAGAGATGGTCAGCGTAGAGGTGGCAGAAGCCAAGGAGGATGATTACGAGATCCCGGACAACATCAAGACTGATATCGTTCTCGGTGACTTGATCGAGATAGGGGAGCACCGCCTGCTTTGTGGGGACAGCACCCAGGTTGACACCTTCACAAAATTGTTCAACGGAAACCAGGCAGACCTAATTGTTACCGATCCACCCTATAACATCGATTATACGGGACGCACCGACAGAAAGCTGAAGATTGCCAACGACAACATGTCAGATGGTGACTTTTTCCAGTTTCTCTACGACTTCCACACCGCGATAGGAGCATTTCTTAAATGCGGAGGGGGAGTCTACGTATGGCACGCAGACTCCGAAGGATTGAACTTCCGCCGAGCATTCATCGAGAGCGGACTCAGCCTGAAGCAATGCCTTATATGGGTTAAGAACACCATGGTCATGGGCCGGCAGGATTACCAGTGGAAACACGAGCCATGCCTCTACGGATGGAAGCCAGGAGCCGCGCACCATTTCACAGCTGATCGCACCAACACAACAGTGATCGATGACAAGCTCGACCTGAAAAAGCTCAAGAAAGAAGAGATGCTGGCCATGTTGCAGGAAATCTTCTCAGACAAAAACAAGACCTCAGTGCTGTACTACGACAAGCCGATCAAGAGCGAAGTTCACCCAACCATGAAGCCGGTACTCCTAATCGCGCACCTAATCCAGAACAGCAGCGCCCAAGGCGAGATCGTCGCCGACGGATTCGGAGGGAGTGGCACAACAATGGTGGCTGCACACCAACTAAAGCGAAAGGCATACGTCGTCGAATACGATCCGAAGTATTGCCAGGTGATTGTCGAAAGGATGCATCTGCTCGACGGGACACTAACCATTAAACGCAACGGAGAAGTATGGCAAGCGGCATGATCATGAAAGGACTGCTCGTTTTTTATTTGATTATCGCAGCAGTAAGCCTCTACGAGCGCAACTACCCAAAGGCCTTGTATTGGGTTTCGGCAGGGATGATAACAACGTCCATCCTTCTCATGAAATGAAAAAATGACTCATAATTGATCGATGAAAGTTTATAAAAAAATAAAAATTACAATGTAAAATCAGTGCCAAGAAAAGGAAATCCACATAAGCTCACGCCATGGAAAAAAGGACAGAGCGGCAATGCCAAAGGCAGGCCTAAAGGAAGCCTTGATAGAGCAACTATTGTAAGATACTGGCTTGAGGTGGAACAGGCCGTTCAAAATCCATTAACAGGCGCGCCAGAGAGATTAGACCAGGCAAGCTTTATCGTGCTTGCACAAATCAAAAACGCAAGAGCGGGGGACCTTGGAGCATTTAAAGAACTTATGGATTCTGCGTATGGTAAAGTTGCGGATAAATCCTCTGTGCTGATAGACGCAGAAGTGAAGACAGAAGAGCATCGACCAAGAACACGCGCTGAAATCCGTGAGCATCTAAAGGGCAAGGGTTTTGATGTGGACACAAGGACATTTATAAAATGAGATACCACCAATTTTCAACGGCAGAGATTGATGGGTATTTACGGGATTATGATCTGGCAGGGAAACGCGAGGATTTCTGGCAGTACCGAAAAGCCATGAACCCAGGCATGAAAGAGGGGTGGTTTCAAGAAAGTTTAGCGGGCGAATTGCAGACGTTCTATGATTCTTTTGTCGCTGGAGAACGGCCCAGGCTTCTCATAGCGACACCACCACAACACGGGAAGAGCCTGAGCGCCATCGATTTCTTGTCATGGGTTGCCGGGAAGAATCCAGACTGCAGGAGCATTTTCACAAGCTACTCCGACCGCCTCGGGACCAGAGCGAACCTACGGCTTCAGCGGCACTTTGATAGTGCCAGGTATAAAGAGATTTTTCCGGGCACAAGAATAGCTGCGTCTACAAAGGAGGGAATGCGGACTCGTGACATGATAGAGTACATCGGGCATGATGGGTACTTTCGCAACACAACCACAGGCGGGCCAATAACAGGCGAAAGCCTCGACCTCAGCGTCGTAGACGATCCGGTCAAGAGCCGAGAGGAAGCCAACTCCCCCACCATGCGAAACAAACTGTGGGCCTGGTTCACAGATGACCTTTTCACACGATTCTCCGAGGATTCAGCGCTCCTGCTCATCATGACAAGGTGGCACATTGACGACATCGCAGGGCGACTGATTGATGCTGATCAAGGTTTCAAGGTCGTATCATTTCCTGCCATTGCAGAGGTCGATGATTTGGATGGCCACCGAAAAGCCGGGGGAGCGCTCTTTCCTGAGCACAAGAGCTTAGAGTTCTTGCACGAGCGGAAAAAAATAATGATCTCGACCTCCTGGGAAGCGCTCTACCAGCAGAACCCGGTCGTGCAGGAAGGCGACATGATCAAAGCCGAAAGGCTCGCCATTGTGGACACCATACCGGGCGCCATTAAAGAATCTGTGAGGTATTGGGATAAGGCCGGAACTGACGGCGGGGGATGCTTTACAGCAGGCGTATTGATGCACAAATTAACAGACGGCAAATTCGTAATCGCCGATGTTATCCGTGGCCAGTGGAGCGCCGGCAGAAGAGAAGAAACTATAAAGCAGACTGCAAACGCCGATGGAACAGGTGTCTGCGTGTGGATTGAGCAGGAACCCGGCAGTGGAGGAAAAGAATCCGCAGAGAACACGGTCATTAATCTTGCAGGATTCGTTATTAAGGTTGAGAGAGTGACTGGCAGCAAGGAAGTAAGAGCGGAACCATTCGCGGCCCAGGTTGAACAAGGAAACGTGATGATCCTGAAAGCAGCATGGACGAAAGCATTTATCGATGAGGCCCGACTTTTTCCGAATGGAAAGTTTAAAGACCAGATCGATGCCGCTGGCGGAGCATTCAATAAAATGACACTCGAAAAGAAGAACACAGGAATGCTTGATTGGATTGAAAAGGAATCAGCAAGGGTAGATGAGGAACGGAAGAAAAGCGGATGGCAATAAAACAACCATAAAAGCAATTAAAACAATAAATCATGCCCGAGCCAATAAAAACACCGATCAGCGAAATCATGCTTCAGACCGTCATAAGAGGCGGACAATTCGTTGATCCTGCTGATCAATGGATGTCACCGGGTAAGCCGATTGAAGTTGTCGCGCCGCCAGAAGTTGCCGGTAGGCAGTTTGATTACAACGTCGGGTACAATATACAGATCAAGCCGAGAGCTTACGAACCCGTATCTTTTGATCAGCTTAGGGCTTTGGCGGATAATCTCGACATACTCCGACTTGTGATCGAGACGCGAAAGGATTTGGTGTGTGCACTAAAGTTTGAGATCGTACCGAAAGATGCCGGATCAGAACCTGATGAGCGGTGTAAAGCAGTGCAAGAATTTTTAGCACTTCCGGACGGAGAGCATACATGGGAAGCGTGGTTGAGGATGTTGCTTGAGGACTTATTTGTTATCGATGCGCCAACAATTTATCCAAGAAAGACAAAAGGGGGCGGGATTTATGCTCTCGAGCCTATTGACGGTGCGACGATAAACAGAAAAATTGGCTTTGATGGAAGAACTCCTTTCCCTCCAAATGCAGCGTACCAGCAGATACTTAAAGGCGTACCTGCCGGAGATTTCACTCGTGACGAGTTGATTTACATGCCGCGTAATCTGAGGACAAATAAGGCTTACGGTTTTTCTCCTGTTGAGCAAATAATAATGACGGTAAACATCGCCCTGCGCCGACAGCTAAGCCAGTTGCAGTTTTACACGGAAGGAAGTACGCCTGATTCGATTTTCTCATTGCCTCCGGAATGGACTGTCGATCAGATCGACAAATGGCAGGCGTGGTGGGATAATGTTCTGTCGGGTAACACGGCAAATAGGCGGAAGGCGCGATTTATCCCGGGGGGAATCACCGCTATCAACACAAAAGAAGGCTTGCTTAAAGATGATTTTGATGAGTGGATTGCCCGGATTGTTTGCTATGCGTTTTCAGTGCCAGCTAACGCTTTTATCAAACAGCAAAATCGCGCGACAGCGGCGACTGCGCTCGATCAGGCCGTGAGTGAGGGCTTGATGCCTAT